CCCTCGACCGCAGGATACTGCTCTCCCTCAAATCGGTGGACGCACAGGAAGGCAACACCGACGGCGTAATCGAGGTCATACCGTCCCGGCCGGTAACGCCCGACGGACAGGATACCGCCCCTGTCGCCGGCATATCCGTCACCGGCAGTTCCTCACAGGACACTCCCCCTGCCGAGCCTTATGCCCGCCGGACACCCGACTTCCTGACCGACAGGCAGCGCACCCCGCCGAAACTCAGCGAAATGCCCAAGACCTTCAGCATCAAGGAGGCAATGGGCGCACTCGGCGGCAGACTCGTCATCGGCGGCATCCCAAAGCCCGGCAACAACGACGCTCCCGGCTCAGAGCAGCCCGAAAAGGAAAAGCCCAAACCCAAGCTGAAGTTATAGCGGCTTATAACCGAAGCCATAAAATAACCCCACTCTGCCAACTTCCCGTGAAGCGGCGGAGTGGGGTTTATGATAATAGAATAGCCTCCTCAGCGTATCAATATTTTCAGTATATCAGGAAGTGGTTTATTGACATTTTCTTGTATTTGATTGATATTGTCTTTGTTTGCAACGAGGAATGGAGCTATTGCCTTAATTTCATCTTTTGACAAATCTGTAAACATATTCACGACAACTCCCATAGCTATCCAACGATTGTAATTTATAGATATGTCTATTGCAAATTCTAAAAGATCCTGCTTTTCTTGCAATATTTGTGTTCTTTGCATCAATAAACGAGCATAGCTTACTAAAATGTCAACATCTTCAAATTGAACCCAATAGTAGTTATTTTCTTTATATGTTGTTAATAACAGATTTATGATATTACCAATTTCTTTTTGTTTATGTTCAAGAAGTAATTGAAAATTATCTTTCTTTAACACTTTTAAATTCTGAATTAAAAGTCCTAAATCATTTTGTAAGGTCAGCAAGTATTGATAAATATCTTCTGCAAACTGTACATCATTTACTCCAGCTTTATGCTTTGAAACTATGTCTTCTAAAGATAAAGCCGTTGTCCTTGTTTTTTTGCAAATATTCAATGCGTTAATAATTTCTGACACATTTTGATAACGGTCATTTGGCATCACTTTTGTACATTTATCAATAATTGAAAAAATATCAGCATCCACTTTTGAGAAATTTACAAAAAGTGGACTTTCCCCATCTGAAAAGACATAATAGAGTAATTTACCAATAGAGTATATATCACTCCTTTCATCAGCATCTCGACCTTTTCCGTCTTTATAGATTTCAGGAGCTACATAATCATAAGTTCCTATAGTTTTATCATTTGTAGGAGTTAGACATACAGAATCACGATTAATGAATTTTCCTAATCCAAGATCGGCAACCTTGATAATCCCTTTATGTAATAGTGCATTACTTGGTTTGACATCCCGATGAATAATCTTTTGGTTATGTAATAACTGAATTCCTGCACATACTTGCAGAGAATAATCAAACTTTTCCTCTTCAGTTAAAATTCCATCTACAGCATCTTCTAATGACTGCTCACATAACGGCATGATAAAATATGGTGGAGTTGCGTCTAAATTGTCATCAATCACATTGATTATATTAGAGTGATGAACTGATTTCATTATTCTAACCTCACGCTTAAATCTTAAAATAGATTCTTCATCATCCGTTCTACATGTTTTTAAAGCATAAAAATCTCCATCTTTGCATACACGAAAAACAGTTCCCATGCCACCTTCGCCAACATATTCTATAATCTCATATCCATCAATTTTATTTCCTATTTTCATGTCCATATTTACTAATTAGATATTTAGTTCCTACATATCTTCCATAGAAAACAATCTGCTTTCTATCTCATACTTAAACAAGACTTTCTTCCGTAATTCCTCTACTTTGAATGCAAACAAATCCGGCTTGAAATTTTTGGATTGTCTTTTCACCTCTGCCACCAGAGCTTTTTTCTCTTCCGCATATAGTCCGACAATATCTATTTCATCCTGTTCTTTATTATTCTTGCCTTGCCACCAAGAACCTATATCGGCAAAATCCTTGCTTTCCATCATCTGTTGACGGAAATACATTTCCAAAGCCAATCCGGAGAAAGTCGGATAATCCTTTTTAATAATATCAGCTAAGCGTTCGAAATTTTGTATCTCTATATAATTTTGATACTTGATAAAATACCGAAACCAGAAACGTAAAAACATATCCGAAACTTCATAACGGACTGTTTGGGAACCCTCCTTTGAGAGTATAGGCCGTTTCTTCTTTACCAGATCATAGTCTTCCTCCAATCTCTTCAATTGTCCGCCCAGACTAATACCACCCATAACCGTTTCCATTTCCGGTAGGGTATTTTTACCATTGGAGATTGCGGATAGGATAGAAAAGTAATTACCATATTTTTTCCCGAACTCCTGTACCAGCAAAGCCTGTCCTTCAGTCAGAAAAGACGAATCGGGTTGCAACATGAAATCAACCATGCTTTCCATACTCGTACATCCATTATCCATAAACTGCTCGATATACTTTGGAACACCACCGGTAAAGGTATAGAGTGCCAACAAGTCATCTTTGGTATAGTCTACCTTATGATCCGACATAATTTCTTTTAATACAGAAGTTGTAAAAGGAGCTAACTTCATTATACTATCGGCACGACCATACAGCGGTTCTTTGGAATCCCTGAAAATTTTATTCATAAGGGTATAAACCGAACCACTCACAATAAGATTAACATGACTCTGTTTCCTCAGCCGATCCCAAGTATCCTGCATCAGGCTGTAAATCTCTTGATTTATGTAATAGAACTCCTGAAATTCATCTATAATCAGATTGTACTCCATCCGTGTTCCCAAATCCATTAAGAAGCGGAACAGTTCTGCAAAGTTAGTAAGTTCCGGTACATAAATATTAAGTGCCTGCCGGATCTCGGAAGTAAAGCGTAAACAGAGATCTGTTTCATTGCTTCGGCTGACAAACAGATATACCGTAGGGGTATCCTCGCAGCTCTTGAATATAAGACTGGTCTTACCGATACGCCGCCGACCGGTAAGTACAGTCATTTGGGAATGTACAGAAAAAGACACTCGGCGAACCCTTTCCAATGATGCTAACTCTTTTTCTCTATTGTAGAATTTCATATCCTTATCTTTTTATGCTTGATTTTACTACTGCAAAGTTTACTATCGTAAAGTTTACGGCGGTAAAATTTAAAATTAATGGCAAAGTTACTAATAATTTCGAGAATATAATACGATTAAGGCCTGAAAATCAACAAAAGAGTGAATGCTTAACATTCAGTTCATGCAGCAATCACCTTTAACGGTTAAGATTCACCATTTTCTCCACAAAACGTTTCGTATCCTTACCAGTTATGACCAAAGTTTCTTTTATTGTCAAGCCATAGCATTTATATGGTTAATATTACACTGCAAAAATATATTCTCTATCTCATTACAAGAACTGAGTAGCCATTTTTTAGACAAATATATAAAAAATGATACTCCGCCAGACCGCTGTCCTTTGGAGTATTACCATTCAAACAAACAAGAAAAGAAACTTCATCCTGTTTCACAACTGTATGAAGCCATTGCTATGACAAACATCAATACGCAGTTTGGATTTCCTGCCTCACGGCAGTAATTTCACCGGTACAAAGCAAAAACATAGACTTATTCTTTCGGAAGTGGATAGTTCTCAGACAACTTGTCCTCACGTGCCTGCCGTCTTATCTCGTTCTCGTCGAAGTTGTTCCGGATGAACTCGTGCAAGTCCGACTCCTTGTAATACGTCTTATGGTATATCGAATAGAACTTCAATACCCCGTTGTTGTGGTATCGTTGCAACGTGCGCTTGCTGATGCGCAGCAGTTGGCATACCTCCTGATTGTCGTACAGGCGTTCCCCGTTCAGGTAGTTCAGATGTTTCTCCCTCGCTTCTGCCTTGTCCAGCTTCCGGGAGATGCGGTACAGCTCGCCCATGATGCGCTCCATCCACGCTTCAAATTCCACTTTGTCCACCAGCATAAGCCGTCCTCCCTAAATTGCGCCGAGCATGTAGTGGCTCTGGCTGTCCGGTGATTTCACTATGATTTCCCTCTCACGCATGAACCTGATATAGCTTTTCGCCGTGCGTTCCTTCACTTCCAGTATCGACTGTATGCTTTCTGCAAGTTCCACGTAGGTCACGAAACGCCGGTGGCTGAATATCTCCCTTGCCACCGCCACAAGCTCATCTTCCTTGCGCTTCTCCTTTTCCTCTTTCGGCTTCTCGCCAAGATAGGCGTGCATCGCCTTGCCTTTGTCCCATGCGAACTGCATGAGCGGCACGTCCAGCGGACTTCCGTCACGCACCTTCAAAGCCTTCACCACCGACACCGCCGGATCATTGTCCTTCTCAATCGAAAGGATGGCAGCAGCCTTGCGTTGAAGCTCGCTGCCCAGATGTCCCCTCAGCTTCAGCCCGTTGGGGATGAAGTGAAGCACCGTCACGATACAGGTATTGTAAATGCCTGCCAGCCGGTAGAGTTCCTCCACCACCGCAATGCTTTCCGCCTCGTCATTGGCGCAGCGTATCAGGTCGGCAATGCCGTCGATTACCACCAGATGGATGCCCCCGTATTGGTAGTGGTATCTGTCCATGCTCAGGATAATGGACTTCAGGCGTTCCTTCCGGCTCATTCCCGTCAGGCAGTACGCCTTGAAATACTCCGGCATCGCATCACGGGAGCACCGCCTGAGCAGGTTGTCTACATTCTTGTATAGCTGCACCTCGCTCTGTTCCGTGTCATAGAACAGCACCGCCTTGCCTTTTGTGTTTTCCTTCACCGCAACGCCCAGCGTGTCGGCTTCAACTCCCTGTGGACGTATTGCTCCGGCAATCAGTGCCGCCACATAATTGCTTTTTCCCGTGCCTTCTCCGCCGGTGACGCAAAGCAGGTTGCCTTGTGTTCCGAGAGGCACTTCGTTCACCGACACGATCATTTGTGCCACAGGAGGCGGATTGTTAAAATCCAGCTCACAAGATTTCAGTGCTGACATATCTTCCTTATATAAAGTATCCAAATGGCTTAAAAACAATTTCAACAAATCCTCATGGGTGTATCCCGACGAAAAATAGTCTGTTATATCCTTTTCCTCCTTTGTCCCGGACAACGGCAGCAGCAGGCGTTTCAACGAGTATTCTTTCAATTCTTCCACCCGTTTTGCAGACATTTCCAGACCGGTCTTGTCCATATCATATAGCAGAATGAGATGTTTGAAACGGTAGGAGAGCAATGCAAGGACGGCGGTGGGTATAACTGTCGTTTCCGAATTGAAGCAGATGGCGCAAAAGCCGTTTGCGGAAAGGCTCATCACGTCTTTTTCCCCGCCTGTAATGAAAAGCAGGTCGCCTTTTGCCGGGAGCTGATCCAGTCCAAAGCAATAGCAGTCCCCAAAATCACCGGCATATAAAAAGCGCATGTCCGAATACGGACGGTATATCTTTATGTAATGTTCGCCGGTGTAGCCATATATCGGCTCTCTTTCCGTAGCTGCAATGCTGTAAGGCTTTCCTTCTTGGCTTACCGAACTGAATGAGTGCAGGGGAACCACATTATATTTGCCCAACACCTTTTCCGTAATGCCGGATTTGCCCCAGAAGGTCTTGTCCGCATCGTTCCACGTGCGTGGTACAAAGCTGTACGGACGGACGTTTTTCTCTTTCTGTTCCGGAGTCATTCGGAAACCGGTTTGAACGGGAGACGGCGTGTACGCCGTCTCATAACCGTCCGCCAGCCCCAGATGCAGGTCTTGGTCGATAATCCGCATGATTTCGACGAACTCTTTCGGTTGCCTGCAACTCAATCCGGTCATTTTCCCTACCAGCTCGAAACAATCCCCCGAATATTCATCATTCCCGAAGTCCTTCATCTTATATATGGCGTGCTTCTGGTCATAATAGATATTGCACGAGGCTTTCGTGTCCTTGTATAGCGGATTCAAGAATTTTTTGCCGACACGAAAACGCACCGATAAATAATGTCTGAATACGGAGAGTCCCCTGTCCGTAACCTGTAAAATAGCCTCCTTATTCATCATCTTCCATGCCGGTTACGTTCAACAATCGGTTTTTCTTATACACGTCCACAAGGTGCGGCTCGCAGGTAATGACCTTTTCTCTTACTTTCCGTTCGATTTCGGAAAGTTTGTACAGGCACTTCCTTCGGAATACCGAATACTCTATCAGACCTTCACTCCGTAGCCTTTGCAGTGTCCGGGTACTGATATGAAGCATATCTGCCACTTCTTGGCTGTCGAGCCAAACATCATTGTCACTATCGCCTTCTTGCAGCTTGTGTTCATTCTTGGTGATAAACTCGGCAATCTTGGCTATTTGCCCCATCATTTTCTGATAGGCGACACTTTCCATTACAATAACTTCAGTCATATCGTCTTCTAATTGATTTGCTGCAAAGTTGCCGATAACTCCAAAAGCGCATGGTATAGTATACGTGTAGTACACCATGATTTTTTTTCGATGTTTTTATGGTGAAAAACGAGAAATGGAGTAGTAGGTATAATAGGTTCAAAATTAGCACGCTGTGCAAGGTGCAAGCCTATATATAAATAGGCTTGCACCTTGCACAAAGGAAAGGAAAAAAGAAAGATTTATAACCAAACACTTGCACAATTAAAAAATGTGTAGTACTTTTGCACCCGAAATCAAACAGCGACACAATGGTGTCATAAGCTGAAAAACTTGACATAGTGAATCGTAACCAAGTCGTAACCATTGAATTTAATGGTTTATCTAAGTTGCTGATTTGAAAGATATAAGATGTGGTAGGTACGATTACCGTACGCACCGCGAAAGCAAATAGCAAATTAAAGCAAAGCTCTGAAATTCAAGGATTTCAGAGCTTTTTCTTTTTCTCCGCTTCGGCAAAAAACAGCGGTTTCAGGCAGTTCTCACGTGGCTTATCCGTGGGACTTTTCGAAAGCCGTTTTTGCTCCCACGAATTGGCGCATTTGTCTTTGATTGTCAGCTTTTTGCGTAGCTGGTTTTTGAGCATGGCAAACTAATTTTGTACCACTTAAAAATCAAAGAATTATGGGAGCAGTGAAAAGAAACACATTGAGCGTATTGTTCATCATCAAGAAATCGAAACTTCTGAAAAACGGTGAAGCTCCTATCTGCATGCGCATCACCGTGAACAAGCGAGTAGCCGAAGTTATGATTAAACGGAGCATTCCCGTAGATTTATGGAATCAGAAAAAGGAATGTTCCAAAGGGAAAGACCGTGCAGCTACCGAACTGAACCACTATATCAATACGGTTCGTGCCAAAATATTGCAGATACACCGTGAACTGGAAATAGACAACAAAACAATAACAGCCGATATAATAAAGGATTGTTTTTATGGACGTGACAAGGTACAGCGCAGCTTGCTGGAAGTTTATGCGGAACATAACGAGAAATGCCGTGCCTTGATTGGCAAAGAATATACGGAAAGCACCGTAACCAAGTTTGATACTTCCATAAATCGCTTGAAAGAGTATATCCGCAGTTGCTACCACCGTGATGATATGATGCTGGCAGAACTGGACGGGCAATTTATCCGTGATTTTGATTTTTGGCTGAAAACGGATAAGCACTGCCAAAACAATTCCGCATTAAAGCATTTGAAGAACTTGAAAAAGGTTGTCCGCATAGCTTTGGCTAACGGTTGGATAAAGAAAGACCCGTTTTACGGCATCCGTTTCAAGCAGGAGGAAGTAAACGTAGAGTTCCTCTCACGTGAGGAACTGGATATTCTGATGAACAAGGAATTTACAATCAAAAGGCTGGAGCAGGTAAGGGATATTTTTGTCTTTTGCTGTTTCACCGCACTTGCTTTCGTTGATGTGCAGCAGCTAAGCCGTGAACACCTGATAAAAGACAATAACGGTGCTTTGTGGATACGCAAGGCACGGCAGAAAACCAATCAGATGTGCAACATTCCCGTTTTATCCATTCCCCAAAGGATATTGAGGAAATATGAAGATAATGCGGAGTGTATAAAGAAAGGTGTGCTTTTACCCGTAATCAGTAATCAGCGCATGAATGCCTATCTAAAGGAAATCGCTGATTTGTGCAGCATTACCAAACGCCTAACTACTCATGTTGCAAGACATACTGCGGCTACAGTTGTTTTTCTCGCTAATGATGTATCAATGGAAAATGTATCTAAGATTTTGGGACATTCCAATATCAGAATGACACAGCATTATGCAAAGGTTTTAGATAGCTCCATTATGCGTGATATGGTGAATGTGGAAAAGAATTTTTCAATAAGCTGAATTTTATTGCTTTTTTAATAAATAATTTCTATTTTCGTCTCAAAATAAGTAAAAAATGGATATACAGAATATTATAAATATAATAGCAATTGTTTTATCACCCATTATAGCAGTTCTTATAACAAGGTATTTATCAATCAGAACTGATAAGAAAAAAGATAAAATGGAAATTTTTAAGATATTAATGGCAACACGTTATAATAGGTGTACAATAGAATATGTTCGTGCGCTTAATTCTATTGATGTTGTTTTTTATGATAGTAAGAAAGTGCGAAAAGCATGGAGTGACTATTATTCTGTATTGCAAAATCCTACTCCAAATTCCAATTTGATTTTTGATAAAGAGTTGTTATTAATAGAAGCAATGGCGCAAGATTTACATTATACAAACATAAAATGGGAAAATGTAAAGTCATTCTATTTCCCTCAATGGCTAAGCATTCAATATCAACAAGAAGCTAATTTTAAAAATGCCCAATTAACAATTACATCTTCTATATCACAATCATTGAGTGAAAGTGGCATGAAAAATGACAATAAGCAAGAGAAGAAGTTTGAGTAAATACAGACTGATTAGCGAAGATTCTTCCAAAGCTGAATAAAACATTAACAAAGGTAAGCTTCGTATTCCGTCCGTTCAAGCCCAAGCCCTACGGGTTTGAAAGAAAATCTCCACGCCTGCGCTACGCTCCGGGTAGTATTTTCTTCCAAAGGCTTGCACAGACGGAATACTACACTGATAGAGTTAATGTTCTTAGTCAGTTTCGGAAAAAAATGTGTTTTTTAGGACGGTGGGTTATTCCTGCCGTTCCTTGTTGTAGTAGGTCTGCAAAAGCCGTTCTATATCGCTTTGACGGTAGATTATTTTGCCTTTTATCTGAATGTAAGGGATAACGCCCGTATCTCGCCATTCTTGCAGCGTGCGGATGCTTACTTTCAGATATTTGGCTGCTTCCCGGTTGCTTAGAAACTTCTCGCCGTTCAAATGCGGTCTGCTCTCCTTTGCCAGTCGGCTGATACCGTCTAACATTCTATCCATAGATTGAAAGAACTCTTTTATCATTTCACTGTTGCTGTTTATTAGTTCCATATTGATTTATAGTTAGCTTGAATGATTAGTATATACATTTTCAATTACGCAGATAATTGCCATAGTAAGAAATGGAAAGGCTGTCTTTTGCCTTGTCATAGCCGATATAAAGCCGCTTAAAGGCTGAAACAATAAAGTAACGGCTATCTTCTTTCTGTATCTCGTAAGTAGCGGGTTGCGCCTGTCCGTTATCCGATACATGAAGCATCGAAAGGAGATACTTTTTCTTACTTGGATATATCATCACCGTAGGATGAAGATTTAAACTTTCCCATGTACCCACAATAGCCGGGAGGGTAAAAGATTGGTTTGCTTCTGAATTGTCATCTTGTTTTCTTGTCATAAGGCGATACTTATTTATTGGTTGGTATATAGTTGTTTTTCTTTCCTGAAAGATGGTTAACTGTACATTCAGCAACCAGTGTTTCAATATCGACAGATTTATAGTACAGCTTATTCCCGATTTGGGAGTAACCCAGTTTACCACTGTCCCGGTAGTTCTGCAAACTTCGGATGCTGATACCGAGCAGGGCACACACTTCACGACCTGACAACCATTTATCGGACTGATGATTGTTCAACCTGCAAATGCGTTCCACCTGATTAGCAAAGTTGGCGAACCGACTGCATAACTGTTTAAAGGTCTGTTCCTCAATAGTTATTATATTCATTCTTTATTCTCTTTTGGCTGGTTGAATATTCCTTTTTGCATTTCTTCCCGGTAGAGAACCGAAAGGACATCATTGTACGTATTCAAATGCTCTTCCAGTACGTTATCAATGAAACTTCCGATGCTTACTTGTTTGTTTGTAATCACACCTACAATCTGCATGATACGTTTCTGTATTTCTCCACTTATGTACACGCTTTGACGGTTGCAAACCGCCCGCTTTTTAAGGAACACCGATTTATAGCTTTCCCGTTCCTTACTTGCTGTTTCCTGTAATGATTGTTTTACTTCTGCCAT